ATGACACAGACACAAGCAATATTAGGTATAGTTGTGTCCGTTATGTCCGTTTTAGCAGGATTTACGGCATTCGTTAAATGGCTTGTTAAACATTATTTATACGAACTTAGACCTAATGGTGGTGGATCAATGAAAGATCAGATTAATAGACTTGAACAACGCATTGATCATATCTTTGAAATAATATCTCAAAAATAGTTTGACATAATAATTTTGTCATAGTATAATTGTACTATTCCTAGAGAGGGGATAGTAATGGACTATATGTCATATATAAGAGCAATTCGCTCTTCAGACTTACCAAGTAATGCCAGGCTGACAGCTATAATAATAGCATCTCATTTTGATTTTTCAAAGGGTGATCCAGCCTTTCCAAGTAATAAATTATTAGCCAAAGAAACAGGCTTAAGTATTTCTACCATTGTTAGAGCTAAGAGGGTATTGTCAGAGAGAGCATACCTATACTCACAGATGCGATGGGATAACTCATGTGAATACACCCCTATGCTCCCTGAGAGCAGACCCTATAGTCATGGTGAGAAACTAAATACACATATAAATACACATATAAATACAAATATAAATACACATAGAAATATGAAGGATTCTAACGAATCCTTGGTTATAAATAATATAAATGTTCAGCCAGAGGATATTCTGGTATTAGAAGAACAAAGTTCCGCCGCCGCCCGAATTATTGAGGAGGATTGGTTGTCATGGTAGAACAAGAAGGCGCAATTTATTGGTGTGATGATTGTGATGAATTTATTAGATACGATAAAGTCTGTGCAAATTGCAACAGCAAAGGATCAGTAGTAGGATGGATGAAAACAAATGAAGAAGTGTAGTGGATGTAAAGTAGAAAAAGCAGTAACAGAATTTAATTTAGATAAACAATCTAAAGATGGCTTTCAGGCATACTGTAAAGCTTGTCACAAGGCCCATCATAAGGCCTACAGGGAGGCTATAAAGGCCGAAAAGGCAACGGTGTATGTAACTAGTAAGGTCTGCCTAGATTGTGGCCTAGAAAAGCCTCGTAGCCAGTTTGGTGTAAAAAACAATGTTAAGGATAAATTAAATTCTTATTGCAAGCCGTGTTGGAGACAAAGATCAGTTATAGCGTTAAGGAAATTCAATGAGAAGAAGAAAAAATGACACATATGATGCGACGGGCAGAACAGGAAAAGAAGCAGCCGTTATAAGATCATTCTGGTGTGACTACACAATGGAACAGGTTAAGCAAATGTCGCAGGAAGAGTTAGATAAATCCATTAGTGATTCTTTAGATAGATATGCAGCAGAAAGAATGAAGATGGACAAAAGATGGGACTGGCCAATTCCTCAAGGATGGTCCTTAATAAAGAGAAACAAAAAGTCTCTTGACAAGAAAGACAAAAATATAATATAATTATCTTATTCATTACTTCCCTTACTAGGTTATGAATATATATATAGACTGACAACCCCACAAACCAATTAAGGAAGTCAGTCAGGGGTCCAGGGTTCGGCCAATTGTCCCTGGGCCCCTTCTCTTATTATTAAGGTATAATAGTACTATAATGCAAGGATGTATTATCTAGTGAGACATCGTGGAGATTTCAGAGATTTCGTGAGTGTACAGGCAGATAACGAGATGAGACTATACCCATATGCCAAAGATCTATACTATAGACCAGATGGCAATTTGATTATGACAATCGAAATATATGACGACGAAAACACATACGAAAAGACTTTTGGGTTTATGACAAGCGGTCCACTAAAGGAATTCCTAGATCAACTATGGGATCAGGATGGAGAAAATGGGGCGGGATGGCTAGAATAATAATAGACACCAATAAACACGGAATAAGAAGAGAAACCAATCTAGATGCCCTATATAAAGCAAAGATTAAAAAAGATCAAAAGAAGAAAGCTTGGCTAGAAAAGAAAAACAAAACTAAATAGTTTTATTATATATATAACGAGTCTATCAAATGAGGGCCCGTAATGTCAAATTAACGGTAAACGGATATATATATAAGTCGATTTGTCGACATTTGGAGGAATTAAATGGGATATCCCACATTTACAGAAGAACAAATTAGCACATTTATAGAGACGGCTAATGAAATGGGCATTGGTCCAGCTATGAGATATTTAGGATATCCTAAGTCATATCATACATCTAAGAAGTTCTATACACAAAGAAATCTAGATATGCCTACAGCTAATACATTAGCATCAATGTCAAAACAATTAGACATCTTCTATAATGATAAAGAGAAGGTCCTTGCAGCACAGGCTGTTATAGACAGGGCGGTAGAGAAACTATACGAAGAAGACCTATTGGCAGATGATATAAACAAACTATCTAATAGCATACATAAGGCTATACAAACAATTAATCTAATAGAAGGTAAATCAACTAACATTAATGAACAAAGAAATAAAGATGGATCTGATTTGGCTATAATAGATATATTAAATGAAGCCAAAATGAGATCTAAATCTATTAAAGAATCATTACATGCAAATATATCTCAGAATGTGGACCACCCACTTGACAAATAAATTTATTTTTATTATTTTTGCATACGTAAATAAATTTGGACAGTAAAAATGAATAGTATAACAAACTATCTTGATGACATTAATCCAAAATTATTATCAATTCCAGAAGGCAGGCGGGAACTTACTAAATATGACCCTATGCTTTTTGCTTTGATCTATTTGCCACATCATTTGAAGAATGGCAATGATGAATTAACGTTATCTGAATTCCACTGGGATCTGGCTGAATATGGCAAGACTTGGATAAATAAACCAACTGAACCTAAATCAAATAGAGATGCTTTTATAGCCCCCCGTGAATGTGGTAAATCTACATGGATATTTCTTATATTACCTATGTGGGCTGCCGCCCATGGTCATGTTAAGTTTATTGCTGCATTTTCAGATGCTGCTTCTCAGGCTGAGACGCACTTAATGACATTTAAGAATGAACTGGAGACAAATGAATATCTCAAATCAGATTATCAAGAACTATGCACACCTAAAGCTGTCGCTTCAACTGGGCGTTCCCTTGCATCAAACTCTTGGCGTATTATTCAAGCAAATGATTTTATCTTTGACGCTAATGGTATTGATACTAACTCATTGGGTAAAAAGGTCTTTGGTCAACGCCCTGACCTCATTATTTTAGATGATATTGAGAAGGGTGAAAAGAATTACTCTGAATATCAAGCTGGCAAGCAAATGAATACTGTATTTGATGATATTGCTCCTATGAATATTTATGCCAGAATGATTATTGTTGGTACCACCACCATGCCTAATTCAATTATGGATCAATTTAGAAAGTATTCACAGGGAGATAGAGATCAGGCTTTATCATGGATTACAGACCAGAATGTACGTGTCCACTACTATCCAGCCATCCTATCTAATGATGATGGCTCAGAACGCTCTGTATGGCCTGAGAAATGGTCTTTAGAATGGCTTCAAAGCCAAAGACATCTAAGAGATTTTGCTAAAAACTATATGAACCGTCCTGTAAATACAGATGGTAACTTCTGGACATTTGAAGATATTATTATTGGAGAATCAGAGTTTGGAAATACAATCATTTCTATTGACCCAGCTGTGACTAAAACAAAGATTTCTGACTATACAGGTATTGCTGTATTGAGCAGAGGAGAAGATGACAATATTTATGTAAGAGATGCTTTTCAGCTGAAAGTATCTCCTTCTGAATTGTCAGAACGGGTAGCCGCATTGGTGGAGCTATATGATCCTGGAGTCATATATGTTGAAACAAACCAAGGTGGAGACCTATGGCAAGACGTATTTAAGGATATTCCTGTAAAATATAGATCTATAAAGCAATCAGTATCAAAGCAAATACGTGCTGGTAAAGCTTTAAACTTCTATCAACAGGGAAAAGTAAGGCATACTGCACACTTTCCAGCGCTTGAGGAACAAATGTTTTCGTTTCCAAAGGTGTCTCATGATGACGTTCTTGATGCTGTAACATCTGGTGTTCTATATTTTCTAGATAATAAGGCACCAAAAGTATTTGCAAAGCAGTTAAATTACTTAAGGAGATAATATGTCAGACATTAAAATAGCCCTTGAGAATATTTTGACCAAAAGAGAAGGTTATCAGAAAGCTGAAGCCTACTATGAAGGTGTAAATGGCGAAGTATTCGCTAATCAACGCTGGTTCAAGGTATTTCGATATGAGGGAAGCGATTTTAGATTCAATTTTAGCAAGACAGTTGTAGATTCAGTTCTCAACCGCCTTGAAATCAAGCAAATCCTGGCTGGAACAGAACAAGCAATGACTTACATTGATGAAATCTGGAATCAAACAGATCTAAAGCTTGATATTAATGAAATTCACCGTAATGCTCTTGTATTTGGTGATTCATATGCAATTGTATGGCCAGATGAAACTGGAACATTAGCAATTGATTACAACTCACCTATGAGCACAACCATTATCTATAGCCAAGATAATACTCGTCAGAAGGAATTTGCGGCTAAGATTTGGCAAGTATTGGATGGAAATACAAAGCTTATTAAACTAAACATGTATTATCCAGATCGTATTGAGAAGTATATGGGATATGGCGATATTGATACAATTACCAATAACATAAACCTCTCATTGATGGAAACAATTCCAAATCCATGGGGAGAAATTCCTGTATTCCACTTCCGCACACATAAACCATTCGGAAGACCAGAACATGCTGATGCATATGGTCCACAGGATGCAATTAACAAGTTAATCTCAACTCACATGTTCACCGTTGATTATCAAGGTGCTCCACAGCGCTATGCATTATCAAATGGCGGTAGTTCATCTGAATTAGATGATTTCTCAGAGGATGATACAGCTAGAGAGAACATTGGTGCCCTACAAAATGGCCCAGGTGAACTTTGGTATTTACAAGGAGTCTCATCTGTTGGACAATTCCCAGCAGCTGATCCAGCAATATTTACAGAACCAGTAATGGAATATGTAAATGCGATGGCATCAATTACATCAACTCCAAATCATTATTTCTTGAAGGGCTCAAACATTCCTTCAGGCCAAGCACTTCGTGTAGCTGAAGCACCTTTATTCAAGAAGGTACAAAATCGTCAGCTTGCATTTGGTTCAACCTGGAGAGACTTATTTAAGTTCATGTTCAAGATTGAAAACATTCCTGCAGACGTAGAAGTTAAGTGGGAAAATGCAGAGTCAATTGACTCATTAGATAATTGGGATATCGCAGTTCGCAAGAAGTCTGTAGGTGTAGGATTACGCCAGATTCTTCTTGAGGCAGGATATGATCCAGAAATCGCAGATGCAGTTGTGGCAGAATCCATGAATCAACAAGGATTACAAGCAAATCCAACATCTGAAGTAATAAATGCACATAACTATGCGCTTGAACAAGCTGCCATAGAAAGAGCCACTGTCCTAGATCAGGAACAGGGCGATATAGAACCTTAATTGGACGATTAGGAGAAATAAATGGAAAATGAACTCGTAGAAGGTACGTCTACAGAGATCAAAGACCCAGCGGCAGTATTAGCTGCTCTGGACCGTGCAAAAAATGACGCTAAGCGTTTTAGAATGGAAAAGGAAGCGATAGAAGCAGAAATTGCGGCTACAAAAGAAAAGGCTAACCTTATTCAGACTAAACTTAAGAATGACAAGATAATTAGACAACTTCTTGAAAATGGAGTTCCTAATGCTGATAAATTACTTAAGTATATTAAGACATCGGAAATTAATTTGACTGATGACTTTGAAATCGAAGGATTGGAAGCTCAATTAGAGGCCCTTAAAACGGACTTCCCTGAATTATTTGATCCTAAGAAAATTGTTGGAGGTAAAGCTGATTCTGGAGTAGCCAATACAATTGATGCTCCTATGTCTGCCACCGAATTACAAGCAAAATATGTACTTGGAAAGTGATATAGTGTATAATATATATGTGCAAGCTAGATGGACGTTTAGGCTTGCAGACAGAAATATTTGGACGAATATTAATTCTCAAGCTAACAAAATCTAACTTATAAAAGGATAAAACTATTATGGCAAGAACAGAACTTACTGTCGCTAATGGTTACATAATCGAAGAGCACAGCTCAAACGTTGTTCAGGCTGCATTGCAGAATTCTGCAGTTGAAAGCCAAGCACGTCGTGAGCCAATGGCAACTTCTGTGAAGCGTGTTCCACGTTTCGTTGGAGATGCTCCAGCAGTTTATGCTGAAGGTGCAACAATCGGTGAATCATCTGTAACAATTGACGACATCACCCTAACAGCTCGTAAGTGGGCTAAGATTATGCACATCTCAGAAGAGGATATGAATGACTCTTTCGTAGATGTTCTTAATACATACAAGACTCAGTGGGCAACCAACTGGGCAAAGAAATTCGACAACGCATGCCTTGGTGTGACAGTTGCAGGAGACGGAACAGACACAGCACCATATACATCTGTATATCGTGAAGTTTCACAGTACAACTCAGCTTCTAACCTCATTCAAACAGCAGGCGCTGTTACATTCGCAGACTTGAACGATGTTCTTTCAAAGATCGAACAATCTTCATACTTTGATGCAGCTAAGACAGCTTTCATCATTCACCCATCATTCCTAGGAACTCTTCGTG